TTTTATAATCGGTGTTTGTGATCACCCATTCGCTGGCGGGTGTGTCTTCATGAAGCTTGAGGGTTGTAACACCTTTTCCCTGACCGATCAGATATGTCCAGGATGGGAGCTTAACCCCTCGAACCACATAAGTGCCAGCACTTAAATGGACCCTTACATTGCCGTCCCCTACGGCCTTTCTGAATGCCTCCGTGCTGTCGGTTTCCCCATCCGGAACAGCACCGAAATCATCCACATATACTTCCCTTTTTATTTTTTGTTCAAGCTTATTAAATTCTAAATCCAGCCGGTCTTTCAACGTTTGTGCGATTTTCCCGTCAGTTGTCACCCTGGCATCCACGACCTCTTTTACATCTTTTCCGTCATGATTCACAACTAGGTTAGCAAACCGCGCTGAAAAATTATTTAATCGGTTAGCAACAGTAAAGCCGCCGTGGTCGATTTGTTCCGACGTGTGGGCGGTTTTAGCTTCCTTATGAGAATTTAAAGCCTTGATATTGCCGTTAATTGCCTCTTCCGTCAACCGTGCATTTTCGTCCAATTGTGAAAGAAGCTTTGCATTAGGGACAGGATTATGCTGTTTTTCTAATTGAACCATGATTATCACCAACCTTCCTTAACTGTAGCCCACGATCAGAATTGTTATTTTTGAACCTTCCGGGGCGTTTACTGGATTCAATAGTTTTCCGTTTTGAAGAAGGGAAACTGTAAAGCTGTCAGTTTGATTTTCTTCATAATCAACAGAGGCCGAAACGTTGTTTTGTTTCATGACCGTTGAACTTTCAGATGTCACATACTTAATTTGAAAATCATCATCAGTTTCCAAAAGGAGGGCAGAAGAACTGACAGAAACATTCCCCGGACCGCCCGTGACCGCCCAAACACCAGAATTAAAGGTCAGTGTATACGTAAAGTTTCCGGGGATTTTGCTTTGTGTTGCGTTCACCACATTAAGAAGCTCCGCTTTGGCCGCCTGTATTTGGGCCAGTATCTGATTTTTTTGTTCGATCAGATACCTTTCTTGTTTTTTAATGCGGCGCCTGCTGTCCAGTTGAATATCAATCAGGTCTTTTCTAAAGTTGGAGAAAGTGACTTCTGGCTTTTCGATGTCATCCAACGGATTATAGACCATACTCACCGCGCGCAGATCATCCTCAAATGTAATGCCGTTTTGAGGCGTATCCGCAATGACGTGGATGGTATCCCCTTTTGTGATCTTGTCTTCTATGCCTTTCAACTCAGGGACCTCAATTTCTTCAAAATCAATATCAACTGTGACCTCTGGAAACGGATTAACTTTTTGTTTCAAGAGGCTTTCATATCTTCCGCCTTTGTAATCGATTCGTCTCTTATGGTTTCTGCCCATGTCGGCTGCCCTTCAATTAAAAAATCCTTTTCATTCGGATGAACAAAAAGGACGGGAGGAAACACATATTTTTCATCTTCATTTTTAAATTCTCTGTAAATCTCAAATATATTTCCGCGAAGCAAGTACATAACTGGCGCAGCACCTTTTGTGCCTTTTGTGTTTGGGTTTTTGCTGTCCTTGCTTTTAAAGGTTGCCACGACATTATGCTTTTTATGGTCCAAGCCCCGGACCACTTCTATAACTTCCTCTTTCGGATCATTGTCTTTATAAACTGAAATCGTCTTCGTTGTATCTTTATCAATGACAAATTCCCATTTACCGCCAAGCTTCGAAGTCAGAGTTTTAAACCTGAATCCTGTGCCTGTAAAAGAGAAAGTAAAAGCTGAACCAATTTTTGATGTTTTATCAGCTTTTAATGACTCATCATAAGTCCATGAACCAGTCTTTGATTCGTATCCGATTGATTCGTCACCCAACATGTCTTTTTCTTCTTTTTGTTTCCCATAGCCGCGCCCGCGTGTGGCCGTATTATCTTCGGATATTTGAATCTGTAGCCCTTGTATATTTGCCCTGGTATCAAGGGTTTTATTAATTCTACGGCCCATCTTTTTATACACGTAGATATGATTATTATCCACATCAAATTCAACCTTGTAATTAGAAGCGATAGAGTCCATCAGATCAATGGAAAAAGCATCCCTGAAACTATCAGTTTTTACGGGCTTGATGTCTCTGGCATCAGCCATAATTTCAAAAGTGAAATTGCTGCCTTTCAGGGCGTGACTAAGGGCTTTATCGAGAGAAATTTCCCCCGTTATCACGTCATCCACGCGATTTTTTCCAAGCAAAAAGACGTAAATATGATTGGCCGAGATCGACTTTGATAGCAATTTTCCATCTTGGGAGATTTGAACATTACGAATGACATATTTTTGATTTTTAAAAACCCTCTCATCGATAACGATAAGATTACGGCCAGTCAACGCATTAAATGCCAATGGGTCACTTAAACTATTTTCAAGAGTAAAATCCAGACTCTTTTTCCCGTCAACTCCATCCGTTACACGTGGGGCGGCGTCTACAATTTCATATTTTTGACCTGTAAACCGATCTTGAACATACATTTGATTCACCTGTTACCGCCCCCTACTTATAGTAAAATCGTGTAATGAAATGAAGGTCACTATAATCTGCATTTTCAATTGAAAATTCATTTTCTCCTGGCGCAAGTTCTGGGAACCGGCCGCGGGTAGAAATGACCTCACTTCCTTTGACGATATATTGTTTAACCACCGTCAAAAGATTCTTTTTTGAATGGCTGCCAGAAAGCGTGATACTGTCCCCGGTTGTTTTATTTGTGATCTTAATGTCTTTTCCTTCAAAGTACATTTGCACTTTGTAATCATGCTCAATAGGCGAAAGGGTGACATCCCCAAAATTGTATACGCTGAATCGATTCTTGTTTTTAAACTGAAAAGGCTGCTCGCTGAATTGGCCTATATTCATCCCTAAATTAAATCGTTCCCCCTGTAAGTTCACAGGAATGGTACTGTCATAGACGGATTCTGCAAACCCTTGAACGGCTGTAAATGTAACAGAAAAAGAGTTTGTCAGCTTCCCACTATCCTGGGAAACTGAAAACACATCATCTGCCGTCACAAGCCATCGTTTATTTGGCTCATATGAGTGAATCACATGATACGGGTCTTGAGTGACAAGCAAGGCATATAAATTCGAACGATACAAATAGAATTGCTCTGCGTTGTGGGCTTCGATTGCAAATTCAGCCGCTATTTTTCTTTCTTTGTAACGTCCCGGATTGTTTTTTGATGGCATAATCAGGCCGTTTCTATTTTTCACGGTAACGGTCTGACGTTCAAAACCCGGGGATTCAGGGACGAATGATAGGAGAGACACACCGGGCAGAATTTCGCTTATGGGTTTATCACCTATGATCAAATCCAAATCCCTCATGAAATCCCTCCAATCAATGAGCTTCTATCATTAAATTCTTTTGTACTGATAGCCGTTAAGACCTTGCCGACTTTCTTGCCATTCATGATTACATTGCCTTCTTTTGCTGCAATTTCTCTTAAAAGAGCGTTTTGTTCTATTAGCAATGCAATTTGTTGATCCTGACGCTGTGTGATCGGTTCAATGGACGGCATTTGCGGAACGGTCTGCGCTGGGATGCCTAATTCTTGCCCGGCTCTGGCCCAAATCCCGATACTTCTTTCGCGATATTTCGGGTCCGTCGTAATGATATGCTCGTCATACCCTCTTTCGTTCAAAGCCGCAAGTTTTGTACCGCCTGCGCCCGGTGATACTCCGCCCGCAGCATATCCAACATATCCGCCGCCTCGGTCCATTGATTTTAAACCCGGATGATTTGATATATCTCCATATCTCGCCTTGATATATCTAATAGCTGCGAGAATGTTGTCTATAGGGTTTAAGATGTTATTATGCCCCGGAAACTTATAGGCGTTGAATGTGGACGGGATGGTTTGCATTAGGCCCTGACTTGGGTGTCCGGCTTTTGCGTTAGAATCCCATAGGTTGATAGCGTTCGGATTCCCGCCGCTCTCCTTCATGGCAATTGTAACTAGCCCAGGAATCCATGAAATAGGCACGCCCGCGATGCCGACCGCTTCCGTTACCCATTGGTTGACGGCTTTCGTCCCGCCAGTTCCTTTGAATGTTTCCTGGTCCGGCATAACCCCTTTCAGAAATTCGGCAGCTCCATTTTTTAAGATCTTGAATATGCCGGTTCCAAATGAGTCAATGCCTTTCCCTGATTTGTATGGGATCAGCCCATTAAACAATTTTTTGATTAATTTACCTGGGCCGTGAGTAAGCAAGTCCATTGCAGTTGCGCTGACATCCCCGACTTTATCCGCGACGCTTTTTCCAAAAGATAAAGCCCCATTGACCATCTTTTTAGAGCCATCCACAGCTTTTTTGAAAAAGTCGCCGACACCGCCGGCATAGCCAGGCATCTGCGTCATAGATGTTAGCTTTTTAGATTCATCATGAGGAAGTACAGAAGTTCCACGCGGGAGGTCCCAGATTTGCGGGCCGCCCATACCGACAACATACGTTCCAATTCCGGGTGAATGCGCCAGCTCCCAACCTTCCTCACCGACTAATGCCGCCCCACCAGGGTGAAAATTTGTTCCTTTTGCATATTTACCATTCAGCTTTTTACCATTTTTGCTATTGTAGCCTTTCGGTGTCCATTCTGGAATGGTTGGGATATGCATAAATTCAAGAACCTTATTAATTCCCCCGGTGACGCTATTGATAAAGCCGGCCAAATCAATAACAAATGAATCCCATTTAGTAAGGACATCGCCTGTTTCTTTATCAACTTGATCAATATGCCCGCCTGCTTGTTTCTCTGCTTCCTTTACAACATTTTTGTGCATTTCCTCTGCTTTTTTAACAGAGCCGTCGCGCTGCCGTTTTGCCTCTTTGATCAACTTATCAGCTTGTTTCTTACTGATAGAACCTGTCTCATCCCGTTCCCGGACGATTGCTGCCACAGTTTGATCATATTTTTTGTTTGCTTCTTTCACCGAGCCATCACGAGCTTTTATGCTGTTTTTGATTGTATCGGCTGCCTGCCGAGCTGTAATATTTTTCGACTCGTTTTTGAGCTTGCTCATAATAGCCTTCTGTTCTACCTCGCCTTTGCTCATGGTTTGAACAGCCGTGTTCATCATTTTCTTTTGAATGCTGTTGATTTGGGTCCGTTCTTTTTGTGTAGCTGGCGTTTTTCTGCGCTGGCCTTGTTTAATATTTCTTTGATCTGTTTCTGCCCTTTATCGACAGCCTGGGTTTCTTGATTTTGCTTCTTTTTTACGTTGTTTAAAATTGCATTTTGTTCCCTCTGACTCAGGCTTTTACTGGATGAAAGGAATTTACTAAGAGTCTGATAACTTTGGTTTCCTTTTGTCTCAATACTTGTTTTGATCTTGTTGCCCATCTGATCAAAATTTTGGACGATACTGTCTGCCGTTTTTTTAGAGACAGTTTCACCGGACCATTGCAGCTTGTTAAGCTGGACGGTTGCTTGATCATTTAATTTTTTATAGCCCAAAACAGCTTTTGTCGTGGATTCAGAAACTTTTTTCCCAAAGCTGTCCAGCGTCGGAATTTGTTCTTGTTTCATGTGGTTATACAGGTGATACCCGCCTTCTGCCAATAGGCTGATCCCGGTAATCGTAAGCCCGATTGGGCCACCTAATGCACTGAAACCAAGCCGGGCAATCCCAGCAATTCGCGACACACTTCCGAGGCTTCTAACAAGGCCCAGAGCCTTTGCTCCAAACCCGGCAAATTTGCCAGTCGCTTGAGCTGCACCACCGCCCAAAGTTTCGGCTGCCGCTGTTGCTGTTCGTGCGCCCCCGCGAAAATTAAAGAGTGATTTTGTGCCTTTAATAATCTCAGGCGCGAACATAGTTGCAATACTAAGGACGCCGCCCCATTTGCCACCAAACAACGATAACGCTACGCTCGCCGCTGATGAAGCTCCCCGCATACCACGAAGACCCCGAGTATTGCGAGATAATGCGGCGCCGCTTGCATTCATTTGTACGGCTGCCGCTGTGTTCGCGGCCGCTAATTGTGTCGTTGATCTTTGGGTCAGTGCTGCTTCGGCTCTGTATCTGCCGAATGCTGCGGCACCTCTGCCCAGGGCACCAGTGAGAGTGCCAATGCTTGATACAACTGCACCTAAAGCAATGACAACAGGAGGGAATGCCGCAGCAACCAATCCTGCGATAACGATTGTGTTCTGCATGGCCGGCGATAGACCTTGAAACCAATTCGTAAAGTCTTTGACTGTCTTTCCTGCCGCTTGCAAAGCTGGTTCGATCTTATCAAGTAAAATTTCACCGACTGGGAGTAAATTAGTCTGCAATAGTCTAAAATCTTTTGCCACACGATCCCCGAAGTTATCTTTTAAAGCCTTTCCTGCCTTGTCTGTGGCACCTTTAACATCACCAAGCATATCCTTGGTAGGATTCAATGCAGTTACCACTTTACCCCGCAAGTCTTCCCATTGGGTACCGAATAGAGCAACACCAGCCTGATCTTTTTCCATTGGGTCTTTCATGGCTGCTAAGGCGGACACGGTTGCCATGAAGGCTTGTTCCCCTTCTTTTCCGCCTTTGGCGATGGCTGCCCCCATCTTGTCAGCATCCAACCCGATAGCTTTAAAGCCTGTGGCAGTCGTTTTTGAACCGTCCTGAGCGCGGATATTAAATTCTTTGACCGCATCCCCAACCTTATCCATGTTCCAAGCGCCATTTTGCGCGCCTTGAATCATAATGTTAAACATGCCGTCAATGGAAAGCCCCGCTGATTTGAACTGAGCTGAGTATTCTGAGATCGTATCTAAAAGCTCGTTTGAATAATCGCCGCCTTTCTGTGCAGAAACGGTGATGTAATCAAAAGCTTTCCCTGCATCCACAGCAAAGTTATCAATTAAGGCTTTAGCTGCCCGAGTACTTTCAGGTATTTCAAATTTAAAAGTATCCTCGAGAACATAAGCCCGTTTTGTGGCCTGCTCAAGTTCTTCTCCCTTTAAACCTTGTAGATTTTTTCTGACATCAATAACGCCCTGGTTTGCTTCTTCGAGTGATTCACCGAAGCCGCTAACCCACACATCTTTTGATATGTTGGCTACTTCCCGAGCCTCTTCTTTCGTCATGTTCAAGGAAGATGAGATTTTACCCTGGGCTTTTTGGAAATCTGCTGCGGATTTAAGAGCCAATCCTCCCAGCAACCCGATAGGAGCCGTAATCCCGGCGAATCCTACCTTACCTATCGTCTGTAGGCGTTCGCCTTGGGTTTGAAGGCGTTCCCCATACTCTTGCAAGCTTCTGCCGGCTCGGGTCCATGCAGAATTTTGGGTGTTAATTTCTAATGTCGTAGCCCTTAACTGCCGGCCGAGACGGTTATACATAGCCGTTTCATTGTTGATCCTCTGGGCCAGTTGTAAAGCAGCTTGTGAGTTTTCCCCTTTTTCACGTGCGAGCTCTTCATATTTCGCCCGCAGCTGTTCGATTTTTGAACCTTGCAGCTGATACAGTTTGGACAAACCTTCCTGTTTTTGGCGCAGCTTGTCGGATGCGTCTCCAAGCTCTCCAAACTGCGATGCAGAAGCCTTCATTTCACTTCGAACCAACGCCATTTTTTCCGCCACGTTGTCCATTCCGGCTGAAAAACCGCCATCATCAAACCCTAAGCGATAAATCATATTTCCTAAGCTTTCCGTTGCCACAGTCTCACCTCCCACCTAAAACACATGATCTATCGGCACAGTTTTTGCCCGCTTGCGTTGCTCTTTCGGGTTCTTGAGTTTTTCCCGATGCTCAAGCAATTCAATAAAAAAAGGATAGTCGCTATTATCAATTTCATTTAGCGTCCATCCTCTTTCGTCCATCAATTGAACATATATATCTTTGACGTTGTCTAATGCCTGATCTATTGTGACTCTTTCTGTACCTTTTCCAGCAGCTTTCCCAGGTCAAAATCCTCTTTTTCCTTTTCAATTTCCTCACGGGTTGGATAGCCGAGAACCCCGACCCCGATAATGTCATAAATCACATTCCGGTGATCGATCGTATTCAGACCGTCATTAATCTGCTTTCTTGTGAATTTTTTATCAAAAATTTCAACGATAAGGTTCAACTGTCTGTTTTCAACTTCCTCTGGTTCTGCCTCATCGCTTCTCGCGTACTTCTCAATTTCAAGTGCTTTACGCTTAAATTTAAAAGGGATAAATTCCTGCGTAAACGCTACATCTTCACCGTCAATTCGTAATGTAATTTCCAAAGGTTTAGACATTATGCTGCTCCCCCGCTTGTACTTGTTTTAGTTGTGGTTGTTGTTGAAGCCGTAGCCGTTGAAGAACTATCAAGTTTAGAGACGTCAAATACTGCATCAAAGAATGTATCTCTGTATTCGTCATATCCTTCCACGCTGCTGTCACCGGTGATCTTAAAGACTTTGTCACTCCGTTGAATAAATGTACCCTCAATTTCTTCTGTTTGGAAATCTGTTTTATCTTCAGCGGTTTTCCAATCAATACCCGGGATTCCAAAGCGCCCTTTGGTTAGCCAAACATGGCGTACGTTTCCGTCCTCCTTCGTTCCTGTAAACCCGAGGGCGACATATGGAGGAACAACACCTTTTCTCCACACAATGACTCCTTTCACAAGTTTTTGTCCTGTGATATCCGATAGGACATCTTGAGGAATTTCAGAAATCCCCAATTTCACTTTTGTTTCTCCGATATTGGAATTGACGATGATCGGCCCGTTATCGGCATATAGTGTACTCATTTCATTAGTTGTATCAACATTTGCTTGAATAGCTGGTGCAAAAGGCTGTACAGGCCCGTATTGAATATTTCCTTTTTCGTCTTTGATGAGCTTGGAATATACTAAATTTTCAAGACCTACATTAACACTGCCCATTAATCTTCCTCCTTTAATTTCACAATGGTTCGATATAAAAAAGCCTTTCTAAAAGCAGAGCGTTCCTCTTCATCAAAAGAAGTAACAGACATTCTCTTACATTTGAGGGCTTTCATTTTTTTATCCACCGCGGTTTGTAAAGGCCCTATGTTGCCATCAGCCTTCACCCATATATTGACTTGAATATCAATTTCCGCTGATACGGCTTTATTGTCCTCATAGTCCTTATCAACGTTATCCATCTCCAGAACTAAAATATGAGGATATTCACGAGATTCCTCTAAAGGGAAGTTTCCGGCATATATCCGGCCGTCAGTCATCTGAAATACGTCAGGATCATCTAAAAGGGCTTTTACGATGTACGGTTCATAATTAATCATGACCTTGCCCCTTTCCGCATTTCATTCATGACAGCCTGGTTGATTGCCACGCGTTTAAGCCGATAAGCCCGAACAGCAAACGGGTTGCCTCGTACGAACCGGCCGTTTTTTGCAACATAGCCGTTATGAACAAACTTCGCCCGCCAAGCTGTTTCCTTTCCGGGGCCAATATCAAAGCTGACTGCGTTTGGAATCGGTCTGTCTTTCTTCGGCGTCTGCCGTACTTTAATATCATCTTTGATGTGTTTGTGATCAATTTCTGATACAGGAACCTCCGCCCTCATGCCGTCTCTTAAAACGTTCCCGCCGGCTCGCAATGCTCTGACTTGACGTTTTTCAACATCTTGCCCAAACCTTTCAAGACGGCGAAGAGCATCGTCAAAGCCATCAACTTGAACCGCTATTCTCATGATCCCACCCCACACATTGCAATGTCATAAGCTCCTGATTTTGCAAATCGGGAATGACCTTTTCGATCTTAAAAGGTTGACCCTTGTATACAACACGCATAGAGCCTGATTTAATCCCTTTTCGGTGTCGAATGCGAAACCATGCAGTATTTTCCTGATGGGCCGCAGATGCTTGGATAATGTAACGATCCCGCGGCTGCATAATTTCGGACCAAGCTTTTATAAACGTTGTCCAAACGTATTCCGGTTTCATCGTTTTAGGATTGCGCCCTGGCACCCCCTTTTGAATCTCAATTTTATGTTTCAGCTCCCCCGGATTCACTGGCATTGTCATCACCACACATTTCCGCTTGAAGGATTAAAGGGGTCAAGGCATCCAGGGCAAGGCTCATACTTTTTTCCGTCACCCTAAATTCATAAAAGATGCCGGCCGCCAGAATAATCAAATGATCATCCTCACGCCCTGTTGCCCTTCTGATGTAATTTGCAGCCGACTGCAAATAAAAAGACAGCAAGGAATCTTCCTCACTGTCTTCAATCCTTAAATGCTCTTTTAAGCGATCATTAAGCCGATGCAGTTCCGCCATCAGTCGTCAACTCCAATTTAAATACTGTTGGTTCAAATGGTGAGTAGATCAATTGGCCGTCATTTAAGTGCCAAATTTTGAAGCCGACATGGTTTGTATCACTGTATTTTTCAAGAAGCTTGCTGACTTCTAAAGAATTAATGACATCTTGAATGTGGAATGAACTAAAATCACCAAAGTATAGGCGCGGTACATCCGGCGTGCTGCCGTCCACATAATCAGTTACATCAACCGGATAGCCCAGAATCCTGTAACCGAAGGATCCTTCAATATAAGCCTCGCGCAACAATGGCTTTCCATCTTTATCTTTTAAGGTTTCAATAGCTGTAAGGGCAGCTCTATTCATCATCCAACGAGAATTTTTGAGTTTAGACGTTGGAACAGAATTTTTCAATCGAACAAGCTTGTCATAAACCTCCATATTCCCCGGATTAAATGCAACAGCTTTTTGAATCAAGGAACCCGGATTATCTGTAGAATTGAAGAAGAAATTTGCCTCTTCTTCTACATAGGATTTTTTCAGCTCTTCAATAACCGTTTGTTCAACCGGCATATCAGTCATAGCAAGCAATTTTTTGGTAATCAACACCAGCGCATCAATTTCAGAAGGGTTCAGGAATACTTCATCAAAATTGATGTCGGTCTGCGGAATTGGATTGTCCAATGTTCTTTCAGTTTTAATCCGTTGGGCTTTTGCTTTCTTCACCAGAACCGGATAACCTTGTGTCCCTTTTGTCTGAACGCGGGTTCCGTATTTCCGCAACAGGTTTTCTTCCTGGGCATAGGTAATGATTTCTTTTGATAGAGATTCTGGAATTAAAACCTTCCCGTTAGTTGTCTCAACACCCATCGCCCGCGCTTCGTTCTCGCTGATACGCCCGACAAGATAGTTTGCGAAAGCTTTGCGCTGCTCCCCTTTTTTTGCCTGTTTGCGGCTTTCAGAGGATAGAGATTGCAGGATATTGCTGACAATAGCATCTCTCTTTTCTGTATCGAAAAACTGCTGGCCGCGCTGTTCTGTTTCATCTGATTCCCTTTCTTCGTCGCTTTCGTTGCCGTCTCTTTCGCCTTCTTCTTCTGGCTGCTTTTCTTCGTCGCCTTTTAAATTTTCAAGCTCCGCTTTTACGGCATCAAGTTCCGCGGCCAGTTCGGCTACCTCTTTTTCTATTGTTTCGATAGAGGAGGATTCCGTTTGGTCTCCTTCTAAATCAGCCCGCAGCTCCTTCATACGAATTTCAATCGTCGCTTTACGTTTTTCTAAAATATCGCGTAGTTTCATTTCATAGCCTCCTGAATTTTATTAATTAGTTGCTGCTTTTTTTGCCGCAGCTCATTTTTTTGTTTTGCCCTCTGATAAATGTCACCAGATCGGACAAGTGACGCTTCTGTATCCTCATAAGCAGGAAAGGCGACAACGCTAATTTCAAAGAGTTCTACCTCTTGAATCGTGCGTGTCGCCGGTGATGTATCATAATTCCATTCGTCTTTTACTACGTTGAATCCAAAAGAACATTGATTGATGTCACCGCGTTCCATGCTCCTGCGTAAATCATTTGCCCAGGATGTGTCTGGCGGCATAACAGTAAATTTCAAACCCTTGTCATCTTCTTCGAGTTGGAGGGTGCCGCTGCGTGTCCGCCCAAGCACATAATCCCAATTGTGATTAAAAAGGGCACGAACATCGGCCTGTCTTGATAACGCCTTTTGAAAGGCACCGGGTGCGATCACTTCGGTGAACATCCCGCCAATATCGGCCGGACTATTAAAAACAGCCCCATAACCAGTTATTTGTGGTGTCTCTTCCTGATCTGCAAGCTGCCTAATTTCCAGACCCCTGATTTGAAAAGTCCGCTGCTCTTTATCCATCCTCATCACCACCTTTCAGGCTGCTTTTCAGAACATCTTCTAACCTGTCCAAGCCCACAAGGTCTTTACTGATATAAAGTTTGGTGGATTCTTCTGTATTCAATCGTTTGAATCCGAGCATTTCCCGAGCGTCGTCAGGAACGGCGATTGAAGTCCGCACTAGGTTGTAAGCAATCTCCGTTTTGGTTTTCATGCCTACGAAGTCTAATAGATTGTGACGGAATTTTAAGCGCAGCCCGCTATTTTTCCCAAAGAATAAAATGGTCAAATGTTCTTCGATATTGCGAAAAATAGGCTTTAGACAACTCGTGTAAAGCTTCATCATGGCTTGTTCCATGTCTTTTTCTTCGAGCTTGTCCAGCAAGTCCTTATCCATCCCGAAAAACTTACCTAAATCTTTTTTGTAGATATTCAAATACTTGAGCGTTTTTTCATCATCCACAGGGGATTCAAGCGCTTCAATTTCGTATCCTCGGCCTAAAGGAATCAATTTTGTTTTCCCTGAATCTTTAATCCCCTCAAGCTGGTCAAGTATCGCTTTTACGGTTTTGGTTTGATTTGTGTTGGTCGGGGAAAGGTGCGTTTCTAATTTAAGAAGGAACGCCATAAGCCCTCCCTTTTTATATTTTTCAGTCAGCGCCTTTTCAGCGTTCATGACGCCTTCCAGCGTTTCCTTTGCCAACTCTAACAGGCCAACACCCTCCAAATGGCTCAAGCTATATTTTTGATGTGCCTCACCATGTAGGACGGAACGACTTCACCGGACACAGTGATTTTCTCCGTTCCGGCGTTGGTCAGCTCGCTATAAGCATTATTCAAAATGTGCAGCTGACTTTGATCGTAGAAGACATACACGTCACCGCGGAGCAAATATACATTTGTCAGCAGCTTCTTAAATTCAAATCCGGTTAAATAATCATTCGGACAATTTAAAACCCGCAAAGCACGATCGGCCCGCGGGTCTTTTGAGTTTTTACCTGTCGTTTCATCTTCCACAACGAAATCTGTCAATGCGACCTGGTCGCTGATCAGCTTCATCAGATTGTATGTGTCACTGGATTTCAGGATATTATCGTCATTGACAAATGCACCATAATTAAAATATGAGTTTTGAAACCAATTGAAACTACGTTTGCTGAACCGTCCCGCTAATTTACGGATAAACCCCACTCTCATCACCCCCTATCTGTACAATTCATTAAGCATTGCGTCATATTCGTCTTCATCGTAATCAACCAGCATCATCATGGTTTCTTTATGGGCATTCAAAAAAGCAACAAAGCCGTCAATTTTGGCTTTGCTTTGCTTTTTGGAAGGCCGCTTCAAGCCTTGAAAGTTTTTATCTGCTACGACGTTTTCTGTGCAGTAGATAAAAAGGGGATTATCCGTCTTAATTCGTTCTTCAAACATTAAAATTTCTGCATCATCAAAAGGTGCATTAAGGACGGTAGAATATTGTTTTGTCTCCACGCAAGTCAATCCCTCAGCCTCAAGCGCTTCAACCACTTTTTGAGAAAGAGCAGGGTCATAATTGACTTGTTCAACATCATAAATCCGAGAACATTCCACAATGAATTCGACAACCATATCATAGTCAATCGTTTTACCAGGGCATAACGTTAAAAAACCCCGCTCGGCAAAGTTCCGATACGGGATGTTCTCCATTTTTTCGCGTGCTTCCAGGTTATGATCCGGGATAAAATACATCTGTTTGACTTTCAACATAGATTTTCCGTTTTCATCATGGGTCGGGATATTAATAGACACGCATGTGAGGTCTGTCGTTCTGGATAAATCAAGGCCAATGACTGCCTGTTCGCCGGATAAATCGCCCAGGTCTTTGATCAGGTTCCCTTCCTTGTCCTCGATCATTTTCTGGACAATATCTTTATCAAAATACGTGCCGGTGCTGCGGACGAAAATATTCAGATACTTGGCCAAAAACTCATCCTTTCGCTCCGCGCTCATCTGAGCCGTTTTAAACTCACTTTCTAAAAAGTCGGGTTGGACACTGATTCCCCAGTTTGGGTTCACCTTTTTCCAGACTTTCCGATCATCCCATTTATCTCCCTTGTCGGGTTCGGTGATGTACGTGAAATAGGAAATGTCCTCTTCTTCCTCATTTTTGTTATTCAATAGGCCCCGCGCATAATCATAGATTTGCAGGCCGACGGAAGTCGTGCCTTTTCCTGCTGTCGAAATGATGAACATTAACGGCTGCAACCGCGAACCCATACCGGATTTTAAAACGTCGTACATGTCAGCATTATTTTGCGCGTGTACTTCATCCAGCAAAACGAAATGAGGGTTTTTACCATCAAGGCCCTGTGTATTTTTAGACAGAGGCAGGATGCTATTTTCAAACCGTGTTCCGTTGATGGTGTACCGGTAAATGATAGCGTTAATGTGCCCCTTCGGACCTTTATAAATTTGAGTCCGAGTGTTAAGGTCTGGGCTGTTTTGAATGGTCGCCGCAATTTGTTTTGCTGCAATGTTCGCTTGTTCTGCATCGGTCGCCGCTGTAAAACATTCGGCGCCCTTTTCTCCGTCTGCGTACATTGCATATGTGGCAGCGCCGGCCGCTAAAACAGTTTTGCCGTTTTTCCGTGGAATCTGAATATAAACAGTCCGAACAGCCCGGACGGTCCTTCCCTTATCATCCTTTTTATAAAAGCCGTATATGTTTGTGAAAATGAATTTTTGCCACAATTCCAATTCAATGGGTTCGCCGGCAAGCTCTCCTTTTGAATGTTTGCAGAAGGTTTCTATAAAATCCATGACTTTATTTGCTTCATCGACATCAAGCCAAACGTCTTTTCGCTTTTTCATCCTCTTGTAGCGCTCAACAACTTTTATAACCGATTTACAATGCTCCTTTTTATTCTTCAATACCTGATCAGCGTATAGATCAGCATAGTTCACACCCCGTTCTATCACCCGTCAGCACTCCACTTCGATTTAAAGGTTTGGAAACTGTCGGTATTAGAATTAGGCTGGCCGCCGACTTGTTTTTGAAGCTTCGGCGTAAGACCGAGCTGTTCCAGCAGCTTGCTTTTTTTGGTGTTCCAATCGGCTACCTGTTGAGCAAGAGGGTGCTTCATTTCATTTACTGCACCAGCTTTATTTTGATGCAGCCGCGTGGCCGGAAAACCTTCATCCCGCCATTCTTCATACATTTGGGTATAGATCACATGAGCATCCAGATAGGTATTGATCAGAGGCGTAAGGGTTTCAGAATATGTTCCCGCCTCTTTCAGCCAGGCTAAAATTTTCCCTTCTTCATCAGCACGTATTTTTTTCAATTTTCGAGTCCTGGCCGACCGCTGCTGTGGTGTCATTTCCTTCAAATTCCCTCACACCCCCCTTTAAAATTTCATTTTTGTATATACGTGACTCCCCCTGCCCTGTCCCCAAATCAAAAAAATTTTGTAAAAACGGATGGGGGGGATTGTTTTTCTTGGTTTTCTATTTTTGCGTGGCATTTTGGACAAAGGAGAATCAAATTGGTTTCATCAAGCTTCAATTCTGGCTGCTTGGAAATCGGAATGACATGGTGAATGTGCGCGTTCTGTCCAAAAACAAAACGACCACACTCTTTGCAAGTGCCGCCGTCACGTTGGTAAATGTACTCTCTCATGGCCTTCCAAGCATCAGATCGATAGAAAGACTTGTTTGCAGACTGAAATTTGTTTTGCTTTCGGCTTTTCTTCCTCGGCCTGTGCTGATCACAATAATAGCTGCCTTCCTCTAAGAGAGTCCGGCAGCCGTCATGAATGCAATATCTCATTTGGTATCAGTCTTTTCATCCTTCTTTGTCCCTTTCGATTTGGTTGCCTTTGGCTTCAGCTCTGCTTTGTCCTCTGACACCTCTGCTGCCGGTCCTTGCTCAAGCTTTGCGGCTTCCTCATGTGTTACAAAATGAGACTTCATTTCTCCTTTGTCCCACACCAACGCGCCGTGTGCTAACCTTTGAATGACTCGCTTGCTCATCACTGTTCCTCCTCAGTTACCATTTTTTGATTTTGATAGTTATTCCGTGCAAACAAAAAGCAAACCAGAATATAAACCACATTGTCATAAACGGATGTTCGTACACTGCGTCCATGCTATTCCTCCTTCTTACGGTCAGTATTCATCGCCTTGCCCCCGCCATGAATCTCGATAGGGTTAGCGCCGGCCCCAGTCGTACTAGTCTGGGCTTACAGAATGGACGGCCAGCAAGTTGTATAAATCCAAGCTCATAGTCGCGTTCCTTTCGTTGCTCTCGTAGGTATCTATAACGCTGCTTACGTTCCCTATTCATACGCTCTCTCACCGACCGCCAGTTCCTTCGTCTCAACTGCTAGTGCCTTATCAGGATCGTTACCATGCTTGATACGAATATAGGTAGAACCAACCTTATCGGCTCCCCCTGTGCGCCACTCAAAATCTATCGCAATACGCTTGGTGATCCTTTCGCCTTTATAGAAAACGTGCGGGATCGAATCAATATCCTCAAGCTCAATTTGTAGCAAAGGTGGCTTATTCAGCGGTTCTGCTTCCAGACTATTTAAATCGCCTTTTGGAATAGCCTCTCCCTCGAGAAGTACAGTTCCCCCATATTTGTAGCCAACATAATTCACAGCTTCTCTTATAGCGGATAATGAGTCTGGTTCTTCCCTCACAAATCCTGTTAACAGCACACCAAGCTTATGAAGCCTTTTAACAACATCCACTGGCAGCCCTTCATCACAAACGACATTATAAAGCCCATCGACTTCTGATCCGTCTACATATCCAATAATATTAAGGTCCGGATGTTCTACCTGGTAACATCTCGCTACCTCTCTTTTTGTCAGGACAGGATAATTATTCTTTCTCGCAAACTCTAATAGTGCAGTTGTTTTACCGAGGCGCCTTTGTCCCTGTCTTACAAAAATAAACTCATTCTTTTCTGCTGCCTTTTCCAACAAGTCTGAAATGCTCATATGCGCCAAGTTCAATTCAAAGCTCATAGGTCAATCCCTCCCTCAAATAAAAAACGCCCTCCCATTTGGGAAAGCGCCTGGTATATTCTTTCTAAACTGCCACCGCACTCAAGCGTTAACCGCCAATAGTTCTCCCTAAGATTTACCGGAAGCAGTTTACAGAGAACATAAAACCAAGGGGTTTAAGACTGAACCCCCTGAAACGCTTGCTTTCATCCGGCTATCCGTGTGCACCCGAACGCCTTCCGTGGTCAGTAGCTACCCAAATAAAAAAGCACCCCATAGGATGCCCATTGAAATAAATAAAAAATAACAAAAGATACTTGATACGTATTTTTGTACGTGTCATAATAAGTATGTCGAAAGGAGATGGTAACCATCAAATGAATTCAAGAGAGCTAATCAAGAAAATTGAGCAAGATGGTTGGTACCAAGTAAGGGTAAAAGGTAGTCATCATCAGTTTAAACATCCAACAAAACCCGGAACGGTTACCATCCCGCATCCTAAGAAAGACTTTCCAAAGAAAACAGTAAAATCAATCCTAAAGCAGGCAGGGCTTCAATAGCCCTCCTGCAAAAGGAAAATTTAGAATATAAAATTTAACAAAAAGGGGTTATAAATTATGAAAAAAGATCGTTACATTTATCCAGCCCTTTTCGATTATGACGATGACGGAATTACAGTTACATTTCCTGATCTGCCTGGCTGCATCACTTTCGGTAATACAGATGAGGAAGCTCTCACTATGGCTAAAGAAGCTATGGCACTCCATCTATATGGCCTTGAACAAGATGGTGATGAAATTCCTCAGCCGACATCTTCAAAAGATATCGAAACAGAAGATAGCCAAAGCATCGTATTAATCGAAACATGGATGCCGCCTTTCCGTCATGAAATGGAGAATGCAGCAGTTAAGAAAACATTAACTATCCCGCGCTGGATGGACGACATTGCAAAAGAGCATAAAATTAATTATTCGCATCTTCTTCAAGATGCTATTAAAGAACATCTTGGTATTTACAAAAATCCTAGATCATAAGACAAAAGAGCAGCCAGCCGGTTGCTCTTTTTTAATTTCACTTTCGTTGTTTTTGACCTAATACCATATTAAACGATCTAAAACAAAACAGAGTGCCAACGTTGTGCCATAATTGTGCCAAAATCATTTTGCTGTCAATCGAGTTTTTTTATTTATCCACATTATCCACGAATTCACCATATCTTATATTGTGTCCAATTCACGGAAACGCTGAACCCTTTGCCCTGCATAGTTTTTAGCCATTTCCTTAAAATGAGTTGGACACTTTCTCATTATGGTTAGTTCGTTAAAATAGGCAGAAAAAAACTCATCCGTTTTGAAGACAGATGAGCTTACAAGCTGAATGAGTCCATTGTTTGGTCCATTGTGTCTTGAGTAATCCCGATATATCGAAGCGTAACGTCCGGGCTGGAATGGTTGAATATCTCTTGCAGGAGAGCCACGTCTTTGAATTTTTTATAATGCCAGTAACCGAACGTTTTCCTCATGGTGTGGGTGCCGATGCCATCAAGCCCGACGTATTCCGCCGCCTCTTTCAATATGTTGTACGCCGTGCTTCTGCTGATCGGTTTATTTAGTCCTTCGCGGCTTTTGAATAAAAATTCCTGATCATCTTTATCTTTAATGTAGTCGGCCAGGGCCTTTTTTAGCGCCTTATTTATTTTGATGCGTTTCTGCTTGCCGGTTTTCTTCTCGCGTAAATCAATGTACATTCGTTTGGCGTCGCGGACTCTTAAACGAAGTAAATCGGATATACGCAAGCCCGAGTTTATGCCGGTGACGAAAAGCAGATAGTTTCTTTCACTCCGTTCCCTTAGGAATTTCTTAATATAATAAATCTGGTCCTTGTCTCGGATAGGCTGCACAAAATTCATTATGAAGCACTTCCTTTCACGTACACTTCCTCTTTCAATGCAAAAGCCAGATTGTAAAAAGCGCGCGATTTTATCCGGAAGTATGTGCGCGGGCTTAACCCGATTTCGTTGTAAACCTCATAATCAAAACGGTGATCTTGGGACATATACCTCATGATGATGATCTGCCGTTCATTGGCTGGCAAGCGATTCACGGCCTTTTGAACTCTTGCCAGAAAGGCATTTCGTTCTTTTTCCATTTCAACTCTTTTGATAGCCATATCCTCCGTAGATGAATGAAACGCGTTTGTATTTGACGGCGGCACGAGGTTAAATCCTGCCGTGACCTTTGGCAGCAGATCGTCCGGGACTTGCAAGAGAACCATCCTGTAATTATCCAGTATGGCTTCAATTTTCTTTTTCGTCGCTTCTCTATCGATTTCGGGTAATTGAAATAGCATGGTTTATTCCTCCTTTTATTTGCGCTTATAAGCGCCGCCTTTGCCTCGTTTAAGAATCTGCTTGTTTTGCCCCATAATCTCTCGCCAAAAGCGCTCAGAGCGCTCCTGCGCTTTTTCAGGGCGTTTTCTTTTGGTGGGTTTCATGTATATTTCTCCTTTCACTAAGACCGCAACCGGGACAAATAAAAAACGGACACCAAACAAACAGCGTAAAAGCTGTAAGTTCAGTGTCCGCAGGCATTCCATCTAGGACATTATTCTATTTCCGTCCGCCAACGGTTTTCATCAAATTGTCTTGCAGCCAGAACATGAGGTATAATCTGCCGTTAACCCCATATTTTCGCTCAAAAATATTGATAGCTTGCTGCAGAAACGGCTTGTAATCCTGCATCATAACATTTCCCCTTCCCGGCGCCCGCCGCGCCTCCTAATCAAATAGACTAAGCTGAGTGATTTTATAATTAAACAACAGCATTTCTTCGGCTCGGTTCCCTTTTCCGGATCCACCGACAACCTGCTTATATGCTGAAAAAGTTTCTCTTTCCCAAGTCGGATAGAGCTCGAGTATCAAAGGATCGTCATAATAGGAGAGAACCACTTTTCCTTTTACTTGATTCAGCAGCCGCGCCAGATCCCGGTGATCCTGCTCTGTAAACCCACCGGCATAAAACTGTTCTCGGCCGACATACGGAGGATCAACATAAAAGAGAGTATCCGGACTATCGTATTTTTCAATAATCGTCCGGAAATCCTTACACTCAATCATGACACCTTTCATACGATTGGCGAATAATTGAAAAGCTGTACAGGCGCTTATGTATCCGCCCGCCGGATTCTGCCCGCTTTTCGTACTGTGACGCCATCCGGTTTGTGGAACATTCTCCGCGTTTCCCTTGCTGATCCCGGACCGGTTCATATAAAACCACCGGACAGCCCGGTCGAAGTCGTCTGTTGGGTAATCCTCAGTCTTCCATTTCTCGTAAAGCGCCCGGCTGTAAGGAATAGACTCACAAGCCTTTTGCATTGCTTTCGGATCCTTTCTGACTTGCATTAGGAAATTGACCACATTTCCGTCAATATCGTTGTACACTTCATGGGATATTTTCGGCTTATTTGCTATGACATGAGCCGCACCGCCGAAAGGCTCGACATAAACCTTATGGGCGGGCATTTTGTTTATGATGTGTTCGGCATATTTGGCCTTGCCGCCAAACCAGATTAAAGGTGACCTTGCCATCTTGCTGCCTCCTGTTCCATGATTGCTTTGAAGATCGGGAAAATTTGCTGAGGCACCACCGCGTTGCCTAATCCTTTAATTCTGTCCACCCGATTGGGAACCCCATGAGCCACTCGACCCACGTCGGGTTCAGGTGTCCACCGTTGCCCGCCGTCATCTGTTTCCGTTCCTCTTCGGTAATGACTCCTTTTTCCTGAAGATCGATCATCGTTTGAAATGATCCAGTGCCGCCGCACATCCCCTTGGTTCTCGGTGTCGGCCATAGAACGGCATCTGGCAACGTCTGATGATTCCAGTTCGGACCGGTTCGTCCCTTCCAATCCCGCGCTGTCGGTGTCGGCCATAGTTTTGTGACAGCCGTGTGCAGGTTTTGACATGATGGATTCATGGCTTTCTTTTCGTTGTAACTCTTGCTGTTTGGATTGTTGAACCGCTTGCGGCTGTCTCTCGTATTCCATGCGTCTGACGCTGTCGGAGTAGGCAACAACGAATGTTCGATCTCTTCGATGTTTGGCGTCGACGGCACAAGCCGGTATAATAAACGATTGCCCTTTGTAACCTGCACTTTCCAGGTCAAATAACGTGCGGTCGAGCTCCATATTGACGAAGTTAGCAACGTTTTCACCAACAACCCAAGTGGGCCTAAGTTCTTTGATGATCCTAAACATTTCAGGCCAGAGGTCGCGGTCATCTTCCTTGCCTTTTCGCTTCCCGGCAATACTGTAAGGCTGGCAAGGGAATCCTCCGGAAATAATGTCAACTGTTCCACCTGGTTCGATCACTCCTTTTTCCTCTAAAAGCTGTCTATTCAAGGTGCACACATCGTCAAAAATGGGAACACCGGGGAAATTCTTCTGTAATACCTTTTGGCAAAATGGCTCTCTCTCGCAAAAAGCCACGGTTTCGATGCCGGCCCATTCGGCAGCTAGCGCAATTCCGCCTATACCCGCGAACAATTCAATGCTTTTCATCCGTTTACCCTCCTATCAGCTGTGGCAGAATCACGATTGCCGCAAACACCCCAGCAACCCCCAGCAACGGCAGCAGAAACGATTGTTTCGGAGTATAGACGACGTTCCCCTTAATCGCCAGCCCATCAGTGCGTTCAATGATCGATTTCACGTAATCCGGGTGAAGTGCGTATATATTGGCCAGTTCGTCAATGGTCATCATATTGTTACGCTGTGCCTTGATTGTATGGAGTAAAGAAGATTGTAAAAGTGTCATTATTCCGCCGCCTCCAATGCCGCCAGACTTATCAATAATAGAGTGTTGAGTCGTAAAATATTTTCGATACTTTCGCCTGCCGAATCTTCTTTTTCCAATTCATCATGCACTTTCTTGAAATACTCCCGGTATAGTTCCAATTCTGCATCTTGACGTCTAACTTGCCCGATAAGCCAATCGAAATCATCAGGCTGACAGACCCGCCTATGTCATACCAATTTTCGATGTCATCTAATCTTTTAATCATTCCGCCGCCTCCAATAGATCAGGATTTTCGTAGATATTGCCGATGACTTCGATTTCTCTCATGGATGCGTTCATTATCCAAGTGCCTTGATCGTCTCCCATATCGAATACAAACGCCCCAAGAGAATCTTTAAACTTGACCACTGCTTTCATAATCTTGTTTTCGTAATAGACAGACTTGAACTTCACGACATCCCCCTCGTAAATCTCCCGGACGTTTACGTCCTTTAATCCGGTAAATAAATCCCGGCTGATCAATTCATATTCATCGGAAAACGCTGGAGACAGCTCGTCGGCCGCCCTTGCTTCTAATTGCGCGATGCTGTACCATTTCATTTCAATGTTGCCGCTACCTTTGTGCCTGAACGTGTACCGAATCTTGATATTGTTCATTCTTTCTCACCGCCCGTCGGCTCCCAATGGATGACAACATCATTTGAATAAATCCGTAAGAAATCCCCTGTATCAAATCGGACATCGAAGCCGCCCTCTTTATGCGACCAAGCACCACGGTTGTCCACAATATTTATGACTTTGGTCGGCTTTTTGAAGCCTGGCGGATTATATATTTGACCAAGCATAAAAGTTTCAGAATTAAAAGTTATTGACTTTGCTTTAAACATGTCGTTCACTCCCCCGCAGGGGAAAACCCCTGCTATTAATTGAATTTGTGTGATGATTCAAGATGAATCCGGGAAAAGTCACCTTTAAATGTTTCTATGATCGTTCTTCCGTGTTCCGGGGCCTCTGCTTCATAAGCCTTTCCGTTTAGGCCATCTAAAACAATGACAGTGACCTTCCCGTCTTGAATTTTGCTTGATAAATCTTGATTGACGTTGATCTCTTTAGGACTGTTCACCAGCCGCACCCCCGTGTTAAAATAAAAGTGACTAGTTTTTATTTTCCGGGGCTTTTAATAGCTCTGGTTTTTTTATGCAAACACATCATCCGTTTGCCGGAGCATTGCCAGGTTATAAAGCTTTTCAATTTCCTCATCGCTCTTCTGCTTAAGCGACTCCTTGCCGTACCTTTCGATCAGATTGATCCATTCGATTTTTTCCAAACGCTCTTGTTCTGTCATTTAGATTTCACCTCTTTGAAAGATTTTTCATAGCAGCATTTTTTAAATGCTTGGGACAAGATTCAAACCTGATAATGACTAAAAGTTGTTGTAAAGACGCTTTATCAAACGATAAGCCTGAACTGCCTTTTTTCGTTTTCTGACGCTTCCGCACCTAAAAGTCCCCCATTTCGCGGCCGAATCATTTCCTTGTTCCCCTGATCGATCACAAGGAATAAAACTTCTTCAATCTCTCTCTTAAAGACTTTTGCCATTTTGATAATAGACTGGCCGTTATTCCACAAAACTCTGAATTTAAGAATGTCACTGTTATACCAAATGAAATTATTGTCTAAGAACGGGATATACACAGGACTGTCAACGAAAAGCTGCCGCAACCCATTCTTTTTGGCTTTCATTCTCGATGGGAAAATACATATTCTCTCATTCGGCCCTATTCCGTTTCTCCGGTGCGGCAGAATGGTTCTTTTTGCAAGGTCCACAATCAGAATCAAAAGCTCGTCCGGGTTTCTGTTCAGAAGATCGGCAGCGTCATACAATGATTTGCCGTCGTACCAGTAATCTATCACTTTACAAAGCTGGACATATGACCATTCATAATTCAAGTTATCAAGTGCAATTTCTAAACGATCAGCGCGGGCAGCCATTTTCATGCCCAACACTCCCGCACGGTCCCGGTGTGACGATGAACGATGATCAATCTTTGTTCATGCTGTAGATTCTTTGATATAAGCCAGTTCTCAGGTTTAAACCGTTCTTTTTGATGATTTGCTTTTGCGCGCGCGTTGGTCTCTTACCATGTTTCATGCGTTATCCCTCCGTACATTTGACCAATAAGCCAGCAAGTTTTCGAGCTTCGTTTCTAGTTCCTTTAATCCTTGTTTGAGTTCCTCGGGTGTTTTATTGGTTTCCACATGCCCCCAGACACCCGGCATGATCGGTTTTAAGTTGGTGTCCTTCACTTGTTTTCACCTCCTAAAAGTTTAGAGCCGGAGCCGTCCGCCCCTTTTTCTCCGTTTGTTTTTCTAAAAACTTGATAGCCTCAAGGTGTGCTGTCAATCGGCTAACAGTCTTCTTGTCATATAGTTTTGTTAACGCTACGCCTGAAAGGTTCGTCGTGATGATTGTCACTTTTCCTTGACGTCCAGTAGAAACCCCATACCATACCCGATGAATAAAATCATTTGCGGCTCTGTTTTCGTTGTCTGTGTCCCCTACTTCGGCGCCCAGGTCATCGATTACGAGATAATCAACCCTTGTAAGCAATTCGATTGCAAAAGCTTCTGTCAGCTTTTCGGAATCATCTTTAAATGATTTTTTAATTCGCCTCATGAGAGCATCACTGTTAACAAAGAGGGCTGACTTCGCGTACTCTTCGGAATCATTTTTGTTCAGTTCTTTAAGGGCGGCCATTGCAAGATGACTTTTTCCGGCGTTAGACTCTCCTGTCAAAAAGATGTTCATCACAGCGCCTGCCTTGATTCGGCTGACAAGTTCCATCATCCTGCGTTTATTCTGCTCGTCCTCTTGGTTGTAGCTGCGGAACGTTTCGAACGTTGCTTTTTTAAGAGTAGGGTCGGCAATAAGGGAGTAAGTCGATAAAATCTGCCGTTCTACCTGGCGGCGCCATATCTCTGCTTCACGCTCGATTTCCTTATTTCGTTGTTCTCTTTCGCACATAGGACATTTTACTGAGCCGTCTCGCAGTTTCATCAGTTGAACCTGGTAAGGCTTCTCTTCTCCTCCAATGAGCTTTGTATGCTTGTTACAATAGACAGGCTTTCCGTTCTCATCAGTATGGAATGTCATCCTCCGTGATAACTCTGCCTTGACCCTTTCCGCCCGGTCTTTGGTGAATGTTTCTGTCATGAGGTCTACCTCCTTTTGGCTTTTGATTAAGATAATTTTCAAATTTAGTGCCGAACAGCGTTTCAGGCCTTAGATACTTGTCCAGATCAGTACCGCGCCATTCTTCGCATTTGACTAGAATGACATGTTTGAAATCATCAAATCTAAAACCTTCGTTCCATCGCGCCTTTATTAAGGTCTTGGTTTTTGGTGTAGTATGACGGTACTTTGTTCCAGCGACTTTATTTAAAAGGTCGATGATCAGTTTGTAAGGAATTTCATCAGTATCTTTTTTAGAAGCTGCATCGTCGGGCTTGCCCGACAATATATTATTTTCTTTATCTATATCTTTATCTAATTCTTTATCTATATCTTTACCGTCACGTGACGTCACGCTAACGTCACTTTCGTTTTTAGGAGAAGAAAGCTGCAATTGTTTTTTTCTTTCCCTGTATCTCTTGTTTCGTTCGGCGTTGAGTTTTCGAACCCGGTCCATGCCCTCGACATTCTGATGCTTTTCCCAGTTCGAAATATTAATGAAATTATGTTCATCTATCTCAATCATGCCGAACCGCTGAAATGTCTGTAATGCCATTCTTACGATCGGTAACGGACGATTGAAAATAGTCGCCAGCATTTCGTCTGTATACGGGATATTTTTGCTCAGGTAGATATAGCCTGACGCATTGGTTTTCCCAGCCTGGGCCAGCAGCTTGACCCATATAATTAGAATGGTGTCAGCCTCCGGCATCTGCTCAATTAGCTTGATTTTTTCGTCTTCAAACATTTGCGTACTTAGCTTAATCCATTTGACCTCAGCCATTTGCTTTCAGCCCTTCCGATTTGGTCAAAGGCCAAACTGATTTTTTCCCGTTGACAATTACAGAGCCGAGGGTATTTTCCTGACATTGATCAGACAGGCAGACGCCGCCTTGCGCTTTTAACTCGGAAATGGTTCTTTTATGAGCCTCAATGGACTCACTAACAACTATGTGGACTTGGTTACATAACCAAACGTGACTCTCTAAAAACATGATTGCTCCTCCTTTTTTGGTATAATGTCCCTGTAGAATAGGGGGTGAAAATATGGCTTTTGATGCAGCAATAGTAAAAGAACAAGGTGTTACATTCACCGTCGTTGCGGTTAAAACTGGTACTCTTTCGTTTCCATCAAAAAGAGATAGTGCAATTCAGTATTTTTCAAGACAATTTCCAAGTCCAATCATATTGATGGAACAAAATTCAAGAGGTGTTCCAACTTATTACGGTAGAAAAGATATTGTCAGATTTCTTCGGAACATTCATCCAAGTCAAATACCTTGGAAGAGATATTCTTAATTTTGTCAGGTTTTAAATTTCTTAAGTCTCCCTTGGGAATAGACTGAATCCCTAAAGACTTACAATCTATGGTTGTTGCGTACTTTTCAACCTCTGTTGCCGCAG